GAACCGCTACAGCTGGTGAGGTGCTGACCGCTGCGTTTTGGAATACGAATGTACGGGATAACTCGAACGAGCTCGCACCATTCTTCTCTGCGTGGACAAGTTACACGCCCAGTTGGACAAACTTGACCGTTGGGAATGCAGTCGTCACAGCAAAATATTTCCAAATCGGTAAAACTGTTTTTTATTTTGGCTCTATCGTTTGGGGATCAACTACCAGCGCCACATCAAGCACGACTCTAGTTTCCCTGCCTGTCACTGCGATAAGTTCCAATTTTGATCTTGCAAATGGAAGCCTCTTTATCGGAGACAGTGGCACTCGCGGATATGTTGGAGTGTGTGCACCACAAACAACCACCACGATGATTTTCCATCACAGCGAATCGGGAAACTTTGGAGACGTAAACGCCACCGCTCCATTCACATTTGGAGTAGCCGATTTCCTAAAATGGTCGCTAATCTACCAAGCAGCCTAACCCGTAGCCTCGTGCTACTTGTAGCGTTGTGTGGGGTTAGGTGAGTGGTGTGTGCTGATTAGATGGTGGAGCCGGCGTCGATGACTGTGATGAACATTTGAGCCGTTTCTGGGTTGGCTGTTACCGTTCCCGTCCCTGTTCGAAACATTCTCAATTTATATGTGATAGATCCGGCTCCTGGAACGTCGTAGTACATTGCGAATAGGGAAACAGATACGGCATTTGTGGTGCTGATGTCTCCGGCTCGTTGCTTGAAATTACCGCCAGCATAAATGTCCATGTTTATGTAATCGCCTGCTACTGACGAAATTGCTGTGCTGTACCCTGTTACTAGATAACGTCTATTAGCTTCGGCTGTAATTGTTAGGGTCATGTCGGTCAGATCAACGATTGATGTAATTGATCCCTGCGAAGTTGTACGAGTTGCTACGGCTATTACGCCTCGCGACAGTGCGTTCGAGTTATCCCGTACATTCGTATTCCAAAACGCAGCGGTAAGCACCTCACCAGTAGGCGTCGAGGGGAAGCGTCTAGGCCGTTGCGTCGGTTATCATTCACCGTATGAGTGATGCTGAGATCGACCGGATCTTCCGATCCCTTGACAGGATCGAAGCACGCTTGCTCAAGCTTGAGGAGCGTGAGGCGATGCGGCGCGGGTCGGATATGACGAAGACGCAACTCGTCGGTATCATCGCTACCATTAGTGCCGTTACGGGTTGCGTTACGGCTGTCGTGTCGCAACTCATCTAAGAGGAGGAAAGCATGTCGAACATTAGTCCCAAGGTTACGGCCGCCGCCGTCGCCGCCGCACTCGTCACCATCATCGTATGGGGCGCCAGCCTCGCCGGCCTCGACATCCCAGAAGTCGTCCAGGGCGCGCTCATCACGATCATCGTCGCCGCCGCTGGGTACCTCGTCACTGATCCGCGCCGCTCGTGACTCATCGTCAGGCAGCCAAGATCGCCCTCCGCGATTACGCGAAGCAGGCAGGCATCCCAATCCCGAACGGCTTCAACACTTTGGACACGTACGGCGCGTCGGCTCGCGAGTTGTGTAAGCGCGTACAGCGCAAGAATCGGATAAAGCAGACCGGTGATCTCACGCCGAAGACGATCCTCGTCATTGGCAAGTATCTGCCCGGCCAGCTGGGTGAGCGTGCAGCGTGGGCGATGCGCATCATCGAAGGGCCGCTCGAGGTGTGGGGCAATAATCGTGGCCCGTACGTTGAGGAGATCCAGAAACTCGGCACGCAACTCTCGCCGGGCGCGTGGCGGTGGTGCGCCGCCACTACTAGCTGGGCGTATCGGTGCGCAGGTTGGAAGAGTTGGGCCGCGTTCTGCAAAGGCATGAACGAAGCCTACGTTCCCGATTGGGTAGCCGCTGCTCAGGCGAAGCGTTACGGGATGAGCATCATCGGTTGGCGCTCGAGCAAGACTGGGGATGCGATCACGTACCAGTTCGATGATGATCGCGAACAAGACCACATCGGCCTTCTCATCGCCCGGCCGAATCTCGCGACTGGCGTGTGCCGATCGATCGAAGGCAACACGTCAAGCGGCGAGTACGGATCCCAGTCTGACGGGTCTGGTTTGTGGACGCGGACGCGGAGTGCGAAGCCGCCGCAGATCCTGATCCGCATCACGTAGGCAGGACTCTGCACACGAGTCGCGTACGATTAGTGACGAACCGGGAGGACGCATGAGTATCAGGGATGACATCATGAAAGAGAACCAGCCGCGAGTAGTCGAGTGCATGGTCTGCTTCACGCTCCGCGACATGAACGACGCGGACGCGGCTGAGCTAGCCGAGTGCCTGGCAGACTCGACGATCAACGCGACAGCCATCGCACGAGTCCTCAACGAACGCGGCTACCCGATCCATGCCGAAGGTAAGCAGATCCGCCGGCATCGTCGAGGCTGCAACTCGTGAGTATCCGCAAAGAGGTCGAACAAGCCGAGAAGGACGAGGACCTTGCCAAGACGTGCCAACGCTTGCAGCGACAACTCTCTAAGGCGACTGAGAAGAGTGCCGACCTCGTGCAAGCCGTGTACCAGGCGGCGCATGACGCTTCTCTAATCAGTGGCGCGCCGATCATTGTCAAGCCGCGGAAGGCATCCACGAGTCGAGGCCACGAAGAGGTAGCCATCCTCCACCTAACCGATACGCACATCGGCGCCGTCACACCATCATTCAACACGAGCGTCGCCGAGCGTCGCGTGAATGAGACGGCAGCGAAGACGCAGAAACTCGTCAGCATCCAACGCAAAGACCACGACATCAACGAGCTCGTGATAATACTCGGCGGCGACTTGATCGAACAAACCGCACAGTTCCCTAATCAGGCTTGGGCCGTCGACGCCTCCACGTTCGAGCAACTCTTCAACGCGGCGCGCATCATCGAAGCCGCGATCCTCAACCTAGCCGCCGACTTCTCCAAGGTCACCGTGTATTTGACGCCTGGCAATCATGGGCGCGTCGGGCGGGGCAAGGGCCGGCAGAGTCTCGACTACGAGTCGGAGACGAACTGGGATCGAATCGTCGGCCGCATCATCGGCGAACGCATCGAGAAGCATCCCAGCATCAAGTGGGTCTTTCCCGAATCGTGGTACCAGATCATCACGATCGGCGCGTATAACGCGCTCGCCCATCATGGCGACACGATCCGTAGCTTCGGTGGGGGAATCCCCGCGTACGGCATCATCAAGAAGCATCAGGCATGGGTCACGTTCATGGACTTCGAGGATGCTTACGTCGGTCATTTTCATACGCCGATGCAATTGCCAATGGCGAATGGGGGCCGCGTCTTTGTCACGCCTAGCCTCGTCTCTGATTCGGCATACGCTAAAGAGTTCGTGGCCGCCACGAGCCTGCCAGCGCAACGCCTCCACTTCGTCGACCCGAAGCGTGGACGCGTCACCGCAGAGTATCTCCTCTGGCTCGACTAGCCGCGTTTGTTCTGTCGAATTAGAAACGCGCAAGGGTAACAATTACTCGCCAATAAAGCACGGCTCGGTCGGGTAGTACCCCTCCACGCGACCACTAACGCCCTGCGAAGATCCGGGCGATCCGAAGCGGCGCCGCCACTCACTCATCGTATAGAGCTCGCCATCCCAATCCGCGTCGGCAGGATTAGGCGCGCACCTCGACGATCGCTTCGGCGATGCTTCGCGCTGAACTACTCGAGGCTCACGGACGCGAACCTTCGCCGCGTTACAAGCGTCGACGAAAGCGTCGGCATCTGATCCGAACTCGCGCCGCAACTGGGACGCCTGCTTCGGCGACACACCACGCAAGCCCGTGAGGTACTTGAAGACGTGAAGTTCGCCACACTCGAGGACGCGCGCGACCTGCGCTTGCGACCAACCATTCGACTGCATCACGACCCTGGCAGGACTAGGCGCCGGCACGAGACGCCTCCTGCTTCGCTGCTGCGCGTGCGGCCTTCGCGCTGGCCTTACGAGCGCCACGCTCGACACGCTTCGCAAGATTCGCAGCAATCTTCGCCGCCCCTAGTCGTCCCCTACGCTTACCGCTCATCATTCTCTCCTCTTGTGGTGGTGTATTGCACGAGTCTAGTGGCACGCTCCGCGCCAGACAAGTTGTCGTCGCGGAGCGTGCCGAGCGGGGGAGGGATTCCGCTCCCCCACATTATCGCCGACGAAGCGCCTAGAATTACACGGGCGGCCGGCACTGCGTCTCCGTGGTGGTAGACGCGCCGGCCGCCACCACATTCGCAACCGTCTGATGCGACACACCCGCCAGAGCGGCGAGCACACGCAGGGACCAGCCATCCGCGTTCGCCTCGATAATCAACGCGTCACGATGCTGAGTGGCGGCGCGCAAAGAAACACGCGCCGCATTCACCTCGAGCACGCTACCCCTCAACCTATCTTCGATACTCACGACGCCTCCCACGGCATGACTAGGGCGGCGCCGTCACGCTCGCAATAACGCTGCGCGAGGACGAGATCCGACTTACGAGCTGCAAAGCCAACATCGCCCAAGCGGCACTCGTACACGTAGCGCCCATCATCCCACCGGACGCGCTCGACAACCCAGTTGGTTCCCTCGAGCGTCCACCACATCAGGCCACTCGCCTCGTAATGACACGTCCAGGTGGTGATCATCGGGCGCACTCGTCACAATCGAGGCCGTACGAGCGGATGTCGTCAGCGTCGAAGCGTTCCCACGTTTCTAGCGGAGTCTTGTGGTACTGCGCGTCGGGCTTCTCCGTGATGCTCTTGCGGAGATACTCGCCAGCATGATCGGCGCAAGTGCAGCGCCCGTTGTCGTTGAGGTAGATGGCGCTCATGCCGCCACCTCCTGAGAGATGGCGGCGTTCTCGGCAGCGGCGCGGATCATCAGAGATCGCTCCATGAGCACCTCTGGGCCTTCGATTGCCGTGGCGTTACGGAAAGGCCAGAATCCGAAGCGATCGGAGAGATAATCGTAGGAGTTCCGAGCATCTTCATCAGCTGCGTAAGGCATCTTTGATGCGAGATGCAGAATCTCGGAAGCCGTTACTTCGCGAATAATTGCCGCGTCTACCCAACGATTGATGCTGGCGTCGTAGATTTTGTCGGTCGTGTTCATGGCTGCTTCTCCTTGAGTGGTGGTTGCCATGGACAAAAGATACGGGCAATCCATCCCCGTGTCAAGTGCCTAGACACTATCCGTATTCGGATCCGTCCGGTGCCGTCGTGTATGGTTCGCGATTCCACCAATGCTCGACACGCCGGGAGGCAAATAGTCATGGCAAACATCATTAGTGCAGACGAGATCCTTGCAGGAGGCGGAGGCTTGTACCTCAACAGTGAGGACAAGGCGAGCCTGCACACCGAGCAGCGCGCGTTCTACATCACGAGCGCCGTCGCCGAACAGGAGGGACAGTACGGCGTCCAGACCGTGTTCACGATCAAGGAGAAAGGCAAGGACGAGGCGCGCCTAGCATTCCAGGCCAGCGCAAGTCGGATCGAACAGGCGAAGAAGATCAGCGTCGCCGTTGCTAAGGGCGCCGACGCCATCGGCCCGTTCTACCTCGGCCGGTGGGAATCCAACGGCCGCTCTGGTTGGCAGCTCACGAACGCGCCGAGCACACCGAGCGTCATCCCGGCCCTCTCCTCGAGCGCCAACGCGACAACGCCGGCTGCGCCCGTGTCAAGCGTCGCCCCGACCACCGACGACGACATCCCGTTCTGATGACGAGCATCGTCCCATTCGTTCCACAGGTAAGTGTCTCGCAACTCCTCGGATTCGCGGAGCGTGGCGAAGTCCTCACCGAGGATGGCGAAGTCGTCAAGGTCGACGACGCTGCGAATGATGACCTAGTCGCGTGGAGTCTCGTTGCCACGTACTTGCGGGATCTTGCCAGGATGATTAGCACTAGCGTCGAGCCCGAGCTAGCGCACCGCATCCATTACATCGGTGGCCCAATCACGGCGACACACGGGACGGCTAGGGAGTCGATTAGTCGGGCGAGTGTGAGCGGTATTGCTGCTCAGCGGATTCGCGACATCCTCGAGGAGTGCGCCGCCGATGGCGTCATCCCGTGGGACGCCGTCGATAACATCGCACCACTCGTCCCACACGTCACCCCGATGAAGGTTGCGAACTACGTTGAGACGTGCCCCGCGGGACTAGCCGACATGCTTGAGAAGCATTTGCCGGAGAAGCGGCGGACCATCAAGGTCGAACGCAACGCGATCGACGCGGCATGAACACGGAGGAGGCTCAGTATCGAGGCATCATCATTGCTATCGATACGAGCCTCCTCCGGACCGCGTACGCCATCACACATAATGCTGACCTCGTCGCATTCAAGACGATCCATACGAAGGATGGCCTTGAGGATCGCCGCGACGCGTGGAAGACTATTCGCGACGAAGCACGCCGCGTCGAACGCATCACCCATGATCAGGTCGGCGCCATCGTCATCGAGGATGCATGGCTAGGCCCTAATCGGCAAGGCAGCCTGAACCACGCCAGATGCATCGGCCACGCCGAAGCGTTCGCCATACAGAGCTTCCCGTACGCACTCATCGAACGCGTCATGCCGCAATCGTATAGAGCCCTGCTATGTCTCCCCCGCAAGGGCAAAGAACCACTCATGTCGTATGCGCGGACGATTCTAGACATGGCGCACTCTGATCGGGGATACACGACTCCTAGCGGTTGGAACGAACCACTCGACCAGGACTCGGCCGACGCCATTTGTATTGCATACGCAGCTCAGAAAGCGTATGCTCGCGCCCTGCAGGACAATCCACCCGCATAGCGAAGAATCCCCAGACCACCACCACGGGAGGCTCAGATGAGCACAACAAAGAACACCACCCGCACCGACGAGTGCAACGAGTGGGAATGGACACCCGAACAAGTCGAACGACGCAACGCGCGAGACAGAATCCTCGCCCGCGAAGTCGGCATCGAAATCGGCCGGCGCCGCGAAGCCGTCAAGAATGAGAAGCGATACGCGAAGAGCTTCACACGTGGCCTCTTCACCGGTATCCTTCTGATCATTATCATCTACCTCATCGGCCTCGCAGGCGCTGATTACGCCAACGCGAAGACGATACGTATCGGGTCGGGTGACGCATCCCAGCGCGTCACATACAAGCCGCACCTTGCAAACCTGCCGCCCGGATACAAGGTCTACCTTGAAATCTGCAAGCGTGAGCAGCCCGCGAAGGGCTGGGGATGGGGAGCCGTCGCATGGAAACAGAAACACAATCACTCATTTCCGGGTGGATGCGGACTGACCACGGCTAACTATCTCGAGGTCCGGCACTACTCGTGGCCCTACTCGGCACACCTACTCACCCCACGCGATCAGCTGTGGGCATCCTTCTGGCTCTACTGGAAGTACGCACGCATCGGCCAAGCCATGCTCGGCTCGTACGAATCAGGCCAACGCTACGGCAGCACCGTCTGGGACGTCCACGACCAACCCGGCCTCAACTTTTACGGCTTCGCATCCGACGGCCAGACACTGGCAAACCGATGAGTACCAAGCCGCATACCGATGAGAAGACGAGGCAGACATGACCGCCGACGGACTACTGAACCTCCTCGTCTGGGGCCTCGTCACACTCGCCGGCATCGTCCTCATCCTCGAATACATTCGTGAGCGCGGCGGCAAGCCGTGAACGCGGAAGCGTGGCGCATCATGCGCGCCCTCGTCCAGGCACGACGAGAATGCGACACGGAACTAGCCAACCGGCGCGGCTACAATGGGCGCCTATACTGGGCCGCCCGCAGACGCAGCCTCACCGACGCACTCCTAATCGTCCGAGGCCGAGCATGAGCATCGAACAATTAGCCGGCTGCGTCCTCCTCATCATCCTCGCCATCATCCTCACCAAAGGCACCTTCTAATGAGCATCCTCACCAGCCTCGGCAAAAAGAAGTATCCCGAAGACGTCTTCGCAGAGCTCCTCACCAAACGAGGCGACCTCACCGACGAAGCATTCGCCAAGCAGATCCTAATGCGACTCAGCCGAGCGTACTCGCACGCCGTTATCGATGGGACGGATTACATCCTCGTCCCACAAATCCAGACACCTCCCACAACCATGAAAGCAGTCGCATAATGCCCACCATCGAAGAACTCCGAGCCATGCGCGACGTCTGGCCCCTCGTCCTCACCCGCATCCCCGAAGCCATCCATCGGGCCCACTCGCAACTCGACCAGATCATCGAAGACCCCGACCTCATCGACCACCTCGAACGGAAGTTTAGGAAAGGCGAAGCCGAACACGGCGGCGAATGGATGCGAAACGCCGACAGCACCTGGCTCCTCGGAGAAGCCGCCGAAGAGATCCTCGACTTCATCATCTATCAAGCGCTCTACACCATCCACACCGACGCCATGCAGACGGAAGTAGATGCCTCATGAGTCCTCGTGATCTTGCCGACGAGCACGCACGCTACCGCGAAGCCCTCGAACAGATCGAACGAATGAAACGCACACCCCGCGCATACCGGCACCAGAAATTCGAGAAACTCGTAGAAATCGCACGCGAAGCACTCCGCCTCGACGACGAGTAGGCACCCGATCGCCTATGATCCGAAACTGTACGGGACCTTTCTCGTGCGCCTGTCAGCGACGGCCACCCTCACGGGTGGTCGTCGTCTTTCCAGGCTACATCCAAACCCGCACCAGCGGCGTGTATCATCACAAGACCAGCCGAACGGCTGAGCGTCCGACAGGCGCCAACAATGAAAGGCTAGACCGTGACACTGCAAACGCGCAGAATCTACGACAAGTACGAGCGTGGCGACCATCACTGCCTCGAACATGTCTACCAATCCGTACCCGGCATCTACCGATGCGGCGTCTGCATTCGCGAAACATGCAGCCCCCAAAAAGCCGCCCAAGTATTCTCCGAACAACTCGACGCATTCGACGCATGGTTCCGACACGAACGCAGACACCAAATATTGTCCATCGACAAGTACGCGAGCCTAGCCAAATGGTCGAGCCTATGCCCCCAATGTGCGTGCTTCATCAACAAGAACCAGAGCAGAATCGTCGAACTGCTACACCCGCACCCGAATCCCTACACAAGGCACTACAACGATGAAGGCGGCAGCCGAGACATCAGCGGCTATTACGTTCACTTCGAGTGCTACAAGATAATGGTACGAGCTCTGCCGTGCACTTACTGTGGCGAGACACCAGCCGGAACAATCGACCACCGCACCCCTCAACTCTTCGACGGAGAAGACGAGCCATACAACCTCGTCGCATCATGCGCGTCATGCAACTCAAGCAAAGGTACGCGCAACAAAGACAACTTCACAAGCTACGCCGAGAACATCCGAGACGAATCATGAGCACACCAGAAACTAGCCTCCAGCACGAAGCGTTCCGACTCATCAATGAGAAGAACTGGACCATCGTCCTCGTCGGCCAAGACAAACGACCACTAGGCGAATGGGGAGTAGGCGGACGCAACCGATACGACTACCGCAACAGCGAGAACATCTACGCCACCACCAGCCCAGGCATCGGCGTCATCACCGGCCCCAGCGGCCTCGTCATCATCGACCTCGACAATAAAGAAGCAATCAAAGCGTGGGCACAAGAATTCGGCATCCCCACCACACTCACCGCACGCACCCCCCGAGGCCGGCACCTCTACTACAACGCACCCGCCGGAACGTACATCCCACCCGGCACCAGCATCCTCCCCGGCGTCGACGTACGCGGCGGCGAATCCTACGCCGTACTACCACCCAGCACACTCCACGGCGCCTACCAATGGGCCAACAATAATCCCATAGAAGACCTACCCCAAAACGTCACCGACCTCCTAAGCACCGCAAAAACAGAACGCAAAAAGCACATCATCAGCGGCGCCAAATTCGACCCCGGCACACGCAACGACATGCTCGCAAGTATGGCCGGCACAATGCGACGCGCAGGCTTCGACCACGCCAGCCTCAGCGCCGCCCTCCACGAAACCAACAAAACCCGCTGCGACCCGCCCCTAAGCGTCGACGAAGTAGACAGCATCGTAGACAGCGTCAGCCGCTACGAACCAGCCGGACCAAACACACTCGACACCATCAGCGCACTACGCATCGAAGCCGCAAGCCTCGACGATGACGACCCACCAATACTCGCCAACAATGCCAGCCTACTCAACACAAGCGACCTCGTCCTCCTCGACCCCGACCCGATCGACTGGATCTGGGAAGGCTCACTAGCACCAGGCACACTCAGCATGCTCCACGGCGAAGGCGGACTAGGCAAGTCTTGGATCGCCCTAAAGATCGGAGAACAAATGCTACGAGACGACGGCACCCTCTTCGACAAACCCATCAACCGCGGCGGCGTCGTCATCCTCGACGGCGAGAACGCAGAAACCCAAATCCACAGCCGCATCCACTACACCACCATCAGCGAAACAGCCGACCTCCACTACTACATGGTCTTCGACGCCATCCTCGGCCTAGAAGAACTAACCGACGAATACCTCGACTACATCATCGACCAGCACTCGCCACGCCTCATCATCATCGACTCGCAACGCGCACTCTACGCCGGCGACGAGAAAGAACAATCCGAAGCTGGCCGAATGCTACGACGCTTCGCACGCAAAATCGAACACCACCCATGCGCGTACCTATTCATCCACCACGACAATCGTGGAGGCGACTACTCCGGCAGCTCAGACATCAACGCCGCCGTCACCGGGTGCCGCCTACACCTCAAACGACACCACGACAAAGACAAGCCCGAAGCACGCATAATTACGCAACCGAAGAACCGCATCGCCGCCGAACTACACCGCCAAGAATTCTTACTCAACATCCAACTACAACCACGATCACACCGGCAAAGCATCAGCGGCATCTCAATCGAACCGTACGAGAATAGTGAACTCGTCCAACGCAAACAGCGCCTAGAGCAAGCGATGACGCTCGCCCTCAACACCACGGACGGTGCGAAGTATCGCGACGTGTGGATCGCCGTCGGCTTCCAAATCGATGACGAAGGCAAACTAATGAGCACGTACGATCACGCCTGGAACGAGCTGAAGAGTGACCTCGAGGCGCAAGCATTCAACGTCAAGACGCGCGGCCGACTTGGTGGCAGAGTATACAAAGAATGCTAATCCGTTTGCTAATGAAGGACCCGAGCACTTTTACGGGGTGAACACCTCCGGGTCCTTTAGTCCGCACAACAAAGCCAAATAAAGGACCCGGATCGTTCGTTACCCGGAAGGCTCCGGGTCCTTTGTAAACCCGCATGAACACAGGGAAAACCCCGTTACCCCGTTACCCGCCTATTACATAGGCTCCGGGGAATAAGATCCCCCAACCCAAAAATGTAGGCGCGGCGAATACAAACGCCGCACCCGACATGCCACAATCAGCACACATGACAACCAGCGACCAGCCGAACGAGCTCTACCCGATCAGCCACTCCACGGCGTACATCTTCCTAGCTGCCCTCATCACCATCCGCAACAATGAGGACGACCATTACGACGACAATGCCGTCGACTACGCCACCAAGATCCTACTCATCAGTCAGCACCAACCCGAGACAGTGCTAAACCTCGAGGCGTACGAACTCGAAGACATCGGCCCCGTCCTCCTCGACAACGCACACAAATGGCTCTCGTAAGTTGCTGCACGAGTTGTGGCGCTCACCTATCGAAGTATCGTAACCATCGAGAGAAACAATGCGCCCCATGCCAAGCCAGGATCATCGACGCGAGCCTCGACCACGCGTACGAAGACCACACCAACGCAACACGGAAACAGGAAGCCTTCTCGCTCCGATGGTTCGGATATGAATGGGAGACAATCGCTATGCTTCTCGAATACCAGACCAGTCAAGCCGCCACGTCGGCCGCTCGAGACTATGCAAAGAAGAAAGGCCTCGTCCTTCCATGACTATCGAATTGCCTAGCGGTCACGCAGCTCCGAGCATGACGAGCCTCGACCGCGTCACGCGCCTCGCTTACGAGCACGGGTATCGCGTCGGCCTGCAGATCGGCGAGCATGACATCATCGCCGCGCATATCCGCGACATTGAGGGCGATGAGAAGATGATCGCCGTCCTCGGGCGTAGCATTGAAGAGGCCAGCACCGAACTACTGCGACGATTCGTCGCGTCTGGTCTGATCCCACGACACATCAAAAATAAGGGGTAGGGGATGGTCACGATCATCAAGGGGGTGGCGGGGTGCCTGTCTATCAGGTCTGTCTAGGTTGTGGAGTCCTCACGGCGAATGGTTCGCGTTGCGTTCCGTGTGGGGCGAAGCGGGAGCGGGCGCGTAGCGTGACGAGAGTCCACTACAAAGGCTCTTACAAGACGAGGAGCAGACAGGTACGTGACGCTGCGATGGCTGATCCTTCGTGCGTTTGCTGGTTGTGTGGCGAGCCTGCACGTATGGATGATCCGTGGACTGCTGACCACGTCACGCCTGGCGATCCGGATTCGATCCTGCTGCCGGCGCATCGATCGTGCAATAGTCGTCGCGGTGATGCCAAGGGTCGGCGTGCTGAGGCGCAGCGTGGAATGGAGAAGCGATGACTACTACCCCCGCCGTACACTCCGGGGGGTGGGGTCAAGCTTGTAGGGGCATAACGCGGCTCCCCCGGCCCCACTCTTCTGTTACGGACGAAGCGTCGTGAACCGGGGTTCTGTGGTGTCGTGTCCTGACGACCTCGGCCCTGATGGTCGCCGCGCGTTCGTGATGGCGTCGAAGCATGTCGACGTGCTGGCTGATCCCGAGCGGTTTGCTGATGCGGTGCTCAGGTTTGCTCGTGCGATTGACATGGTTGAGGAGGTTCGGGCTGAGTGGGTCTCGTCTGGTCGCCCAAAATTGTTTACTCATTCCAATGGTGCTGTCGTTCCGCATCCGCTGGTCAAGTTGTTGGCTGAGTCGGAGAAGGATGCGGCGCGTTATGGTCGCGCGTTGAAGTTGGAGCCGGAGGCGTTGAAGAATCAGCAGGGCGGCGTCAAGGGTCGTACGGTGGCGAAGGATCGTCAGGCTCCGCCGATTATTCGTGTGGCGTCGAAGTGAGTACGTTGACGCGGATGCGGTGGGAGGAGTACGCGTCGGGGTCGAGGATTGACCATTTCGCGTGGTGGTGCGAGACGTATCTGGTGCAGAGTATCGACCAGTTCGCTGGTGAGCCGCTGGTGATTGAACCGTGGCAAGTCGAGTTCATGGGTGAGGCGTTGGCGACGAGTGACCCGACGGGCGCGACGCCATCGTGGGGCTCGGTGACGCTTGTGGTAAGTCGCAAGAATGGCAAGACTTCGATGCTCGCCGCTTACGCTCTCTATCGCCTGCTCATGGATGAGACGCAGCCGGAGATCCTCCTGGCGGCTGCGAGTGATAAACAGGCCGGCCGTCTCTTCGATTCGATCGTGTCGTATATTCGCCGGAATCCCGAGCTGGCGAGTATGGTCGTGCTTCGCGAATACATTGGCGAGATCGCTAGGGCTGATGGTGGTGGCAAGATTATGCGGATGGCGTCTGATCCGAATACGCTGCACGGCTTCTCGCCGTCGCTTGTAATCGCTGACGAGTTGCACGCCTGGACGAAGCCGACGCAGCGGAAGGCTTGGGCGGCGTTGACGACGGGCGGCGGCGCTCGTAAAAATACCCAAACGTTTACCATAACTACGGCCGGGGATGCCAACGAACGCGACACGGGAATCCTCGGACGGATGATCGATCGCAACGAATCCGTCGGCGATGTTGAGAAGCATCCGGGCCTCACGATCAGTCGAAACAAAAATGCGCGGACGCTGATCTATAACTATTCGGCACCTACAAAGGACGCCACAGATTCGGCAGCGTTGAAGCTCGCCAATCCTGCGTCGTGGATTACGGAGGAGTACCTGGAGCGGCAGGCTGCGAATCCCGAACTATCCGCGGAGGAGGTTCTCCAGCTGCATGGGTGTGTGTGGGTTGCGGGTGCCAATGCGTGGATCTCGGCTGACTGGTGGAATAACGCGATCGAGCGGGACGTGATTATCGAGCCGGGCAGTCGCGTCTCGATTGGCATTGACGTGGGCATCGTTCATGACGCGACGGCTTGTGTAATGGCGTGGCAGCGTCCCGACGATCAGCGCATCGTCCTAGAGGCGAAGATATGGACGCCGTCGCCTGGCCGTAACGTGGATCTCGCCGAGGTCGAAGATCATATCCGCATGATTGGCGCCGAGTACGAGTTGGCTGGATGCTTCTACGATCCGCGATTCTTCGAGCGATCCGCGCAGACACTAGACGCTGAGGGTCTGATTATGGTGACGATGCCGCAGAACTCGGCGACGATGGCGGACGCGTACCAGACTTTCTACGCCATGCTCGGCGAGGGCAATCTGCGACACTCGGGAACGGACGGAGAGTTCGCCCAACATTGTCTCCAGACTGTTGGGCAGATGACGGACCGAGGATGGAAGATCAGTAAGATGAGGCAGCGTCAACGTATCGATGCTCTTGTGGCTGGCGTGATGGCCACGTATGGTGCAGTTATCCAATCGGAGGGAGCGATCGTGCCGGGGTTCTTTAGTGTCTAAATCGGCGGCTATCATTCTAGTAGTGGAATCGTTCGCTGCGATTCTAATCTCGGTCGGTATTGGCTTGCTGCTCGTGCCGGCGGGTATCATCGCAGCGGGTGTATTTCTCCTAGTGTTCGGCATCGCATACGAGAGGTCCCGTGCTCAATAGAATCTTCAACCAGTCGAGTGAGCACGAAGAGCGTGCGATCAGCTTCCAGAGCATGTTCGCCTCCGGCGATGACTTGATGCTGAGCACGAGCAGCGGCGTCACGATGAGCCAGGACGAGTCGATGCGGCTCGGCGTTGTCTACGCTTGTGTCCGACTGATCGCAGATTCTATTTCTACGCTGCCGGTTGATTCGTTCGTGCGGCGTGATGGTACGCGGACGCCGTATCGTCCTCGTCCTGTCTGGCTCGACTTGCCGGAGGTTGGCGTCTCACGGACGGCGCACTTCCAACAGGTCCTCGTGTCGCTCCTAATCAATGGCAACTCGTTCACGCGTATCCTGCGCGACGATCAGGGCATCGCCGGGCTTGTCGTGCTGAATCCGAAGCGCGTTGAGATTCGCCTGAGTAAGACTACGCGGCGTCCCGAGTACGTCGTCGACAATGGCAAAGAGATCGTGGCCTATGAGGACATGATTCATATCACCGAGTTGCAGATGCCGGGCGAGTTGCGTGGCCGGTCGCGGATCGATCTTGTGAAGGAGACGCTGGGGCTGGCTAAGGCTCTCGACGCGTTCGCCCAATTATTCTTCGGGCAGGGCTCGACGGTAGGCGGCCTGATTGAGTACCCCGGCAATCTGACGCGCGAGCAGGCGAAGGATCTTGCGGACTCGTTCGAGGCGCAGCATCGTAGCGTGCGGCGTGCTCATCGCCCTGGCGTGCTGTTTGGTGGGGCGAAGTTTACGAAGACGAGTGTGCAGCCGAATGAGGCGCAGATGCTCGAGTCGCGCCAGTTCGCTGTCGAGGAGATCGCGCGCACGTTTAGGTGTCCGCCGTCGATGATTGGCGTTACCACTCCTGGCGCAATGAGTTACGCAAGCGTTGAGCAGAATGGCATCCAGTTCGTGACGCATACGCTGCGTCCGTACATCGTCAAGATTGAGGACTCGTATTCGCGCCTCCTGCCGGGCGTCGCATTCCTATCCTTCAACGTGAACGGCCTGCTCCGCGGCGACACGGCTAGCCGATACTCGGCCTACTCGACAGGCTTGCAGGCTGGATTCTTTAGCGTGAATGATGTGCGTCGTATTGAGGACTTTCCGCCGGTAGACGGCGGCGACGTGAACCGCGTGCCCCTTGCGAATGTCGATCTTGCCGCGGCGAACCTGACCGAGCTTGACAAGAAGAGCGTCATCGCGCAGCGCATGATCCAGTCCGGCTTTGATCCGGCCGCTGTCCTCGAGTCGCTCGGCTTGCAGGCGCTTCCGCATACGGGCCTGCCGAGTGTGCAGCTGCAGGCTATCGCGCAGGTCGATCCCGAAGATCCCAAGGCGGCTTACGAGGTCGACGCGTGACGATCGCCACGAATCAGATCACGCTAGGCACGGCGCGCGCAGTTGTCGCCGGCGCTAGTCAGATGAGTCAGCGCGTAACGATTCACAATAACGAGTCGGCGCAGCAAGTCTTCCTCGGAGGATCAGACGTGACGACTAGCAACGGTATCCATCTTGACGGTAAGGAAGAGCGATCGATCACGCTGAACCCTGGCGAGGTTCTCTATGGCATCGCCAGCGGATCGCATTCGGTCAGCGTGATGATCCAGACGATGGGGTAAGCGTGCCGTATTTCATTACTGACCAGAGTGCTGAGTGTGACGGGTGGGCGACGATCAAAGATGACGGCGAAGTGATTGGTTGTCACGAGTCGAAGGATGCTGCTATCGCGCAGATGGTCGCCGTGTCTCTGGCTGAGGGACTCGAGCCGGGTGGCGAGCGTAACCTTGATGGCGCGCCGGCGATCATCGTCGACATTGACGGGACGCTGATCTCGTTCGAGGGCGAGCCGATCCGTAGCGTCGTCGACTTCGTGGACGAGTATGAGGGGACTGTCTTGATCGTGACGGCTCGTGTCGAGACTGATCGGGCGGCGACGATTGCCGAACTCGAAGCGGCCGATGTTGATTGGGACGAGCTCTATATGAAGCCGACGGCGGATGCTGATTCGCTGATGTTCAAGTCTGAGACGGTGAAGGATCTCCTCGACGTGTGGAATCTCGAGCTAGCCATTGAGAATGATGCCGATGTGCGTGCTGAGTATGCGCGCCTCGGAATCACGGCCGTCGTGCCGAGTGCTGTGCTCGAGACTGGTGTGCGCGCGTTGCCAGATAATTATCGGCCCGCGCTAGCGGCGGATGTGCCGGAGGGTCGCGCGTGCGGCAATTGTGTTTTTTATGACGAGTCGAACGTCGAGGGTGACAAGGCGTGGTGCGAGCGGTGGGACGAGTATGTCGACGGCGCGTATTATTGCAACGCGTGGCGCGCTGACGAGGAGGAGCGCGCGCCGGCGCCGCCGGAGGATCAGATTACCGGGTCGGATGAGAATGCGCCTGGTTCGGCTAGTGGTGCTGGTGGGGATGTCGAGCTGAGTGAGGCGACGACGACGGCGCTCCGTAACAAGGCCGCGGAGCATAACGAGGCGATGGATGCGGATGATCGTCCCGCGTATACGCGGACGACGCTGGGCCAGTTGTCGGCGGTGTATCGTCGCGGGTCGGGCGCGTACTCGACGAGTCATCGTCCGGGTGTGTCTCGAGCGGCGTGGTCTATGGCTCGCGTCAACGCGTTCCTATATCTCTTGCGGCGTGGCCGTCCCCAGAATGCTGCGTATGTTTCGGATAATGATCTCCTGCCGGAGGATCATCCGCGGTCGACGCGTGGAGATCGAGCCGTCGACTTGACGCTGCCCGAGTATATCCGCGAGGCGGCGATGCGTGGTGTCGAATATTACGAGGCGGGTCGTGCTGGTGACGGCGTTGTGGATCGTACGATTCGCGAGGCGCGTCTAATGAGTCGTGGCGAAGTGTCGGAGGATAAGGTCATTCGTGTTAGTGCGTGGGCTGCTCGGCACCTGGTCGATCTTGACGCGCCGCAGAATAATGATCCTGATGATGATGGGTTCCCCGGCGCTGGTGCTGTCGCGTTCTACTTGTGGGGCATTGATCCGCTTGACCCGTCGCCGGCGATTCGCTGGTTCGATGAGAAGGCCGACCAGATCCGCGAGGAGGAGCGTAGCCTAGACACGGCCGTTGTCGGTGCTACCCTTTCTACTATGGATAACGGAGTCGAGACGCGCCGCATTACTGTCAACGAGTTCGAGTTGCGCGATGCAGCCGAGGGTAATGGCATGACGTTCGTTGGGTATGGCGCTGTCTTCAATTCGGATAGTGAGCCGCTGCCGTTTACGGAGCGGATCGCTCCTGGCGCGTTCTCGCGTTCGCTGCGTTCGCGGAATGAGATCAAGATGTTCGTGAATCACGACACGACGCAGGTCCTCGCGTCGAAGCGTGCCGGAACGCTGCGTCTGTCCGAGGACACGCATGGCCTCCGCGTTGAGGCTGACCTGCCTGATACGACCGCTGGTCGCGACATGGCATTCCTAATCAAGCGTGGCGATGTCGCCGACATGTCGTTCGGCTTCAGCGTTCCGCGTGGTGGGGATTCGTGGAGTGATGATGGTGCTACGCGCGAATTGCGCGAGGTCCGTCTGCACGAGGTGAGTATCGTGACGGGGTTCCCGGCGTACGCCGCGACGACTGCTTCGGTGCGTAGCCTGGACGGACTCGTCGAGGCTACCGGCCTCGAGGCTGACAAGCTGAACGCGGCGATCACGGCCCTGGAGAATGGTGACGAACTAGACGAGGCGCACGCTAGTATCCTCGACGCGGCCATTGGCCGGCTGAAGATGCAGCGTGATGATGTGGCGGCTTCGTTGTCGCTGAAGCAGAAGCAGCTAGACGTGCTTCTCGCCCGCGTCTCGTAACCCGGATTATCTGCGTTATTCTGTAAGGGTCTAGCGCGGAGCCGCGCTGGCACTTTCGGATTCGCGGAGCCGCGGCCGGTGGCACTATCAACTCGATACCCTTGAAAGGGGTGGACAATGTCTGATTACATCAATCGACAGCACGAGCTCCGCCAGGCCGCATGGCATGAGGCGAAGCATCTTCTCGATACGGCTGGCGCGGAGAAGCGCGACCTGACCGCTGAGGAGCAGGAGAAGTACGATCGCATCAGCGCTGATCTTGATACGCGTGGCGCGATCATTGAGCAGCTGAAGGCTGACGAGGAGCGCGCTGCGCGTCTCGACGCTGCCGCTGCTGAGCTCCGCACGGACGAGGCTCCGGCCGGCGACGATACGGATGCTGAGACGATCCGCGCGATGGCGCGTGGCGAGGTTCGCTCGTACAACTTCGAGAAGCGTGACGTCCTCACGTCAACGAGCGGCAGCCCGGTACCCACGAGCTTCTATGACCAGGTGATTCTCAAGGCTCGCCTCGTCGGTCCCATGCTCGACGTTCCGACTCAGCTCAACACGACCAGTGGTGAGACGATTCAGGTCCCGAGCCTGTCGGCGTACTCCTCGTCCGCTACCGTCACGGCGCAGGGCGCGAACTTCTCGGAGAGCGATCCGACGTTCAACTCGTTCGTCAACCTCGGAGCGTTCAAGTACGGCTTCCTGATTCAGGTCAGCCGCGAGATGATCGAGGACTCCGGCGTCGATCTCCTCGGCTTCCTCGCCGACCAGGTCGGCAATGGTCTTGGCTACAACGTCCAGAACGCTCTGACCGTCGGCACGGGCACGGTTCAGCCGCAGGGCATCGTGACCGCTGCTGGTTCGGGCATCACCGGTGGCACGGGCGTCTCCGGTGCGTTCACCGCCGACAACCTGATCGACCTGTACTACAGCCTCGACGGTGCAGCTCGTCTGCTTCCGGGCGTCGGCTGGATGATGAACGGCGCCTCGATCGGTGCCGTCCGCAAGCTCAAGGACACCGCTGGTAACTACATTTTCAGCCCCGCGGCTGACGGTAACCAGCGCGACCTCCTGCTCGGACGTCCCGTGTACGAGAACCCGCATGTCGCCTCGGCTGCTACGTCGGCCAAGTCGGTCATCGCTGGTCACATGCCGAGCTTCTTCGTCCGTTCCGTCGGTGGCATCCGCCTGGATCGTTCAGACGATTTTGCCTTCAATGCAGATCTAGTAACCTTTAGAGCTTCGATGCGCGTGGACGGTGCTCTTCCCCAGAGCTCGCACATCAAGTACTTCATCGGTGGCGCCTCCTAATCCGTAGCGTCTAGTGGTACGCTAAGGGCCGTCGATCCCGTTCGGGATTGGCGGCCTTTAGTCTTTGGGAGGGAACCCGTTGGCGAATCGAGCAGACCGTAGACAGGCGGCGAAGACGCTGGCGAAGACGCCAGGCGTCACACCGCAGCGCGTAACGTGGTGTAGCAATAGTCCATTCGCTGCTACGGGCTATGGCGTGCAGACGGCGCAAGTCGTGGAGCGACTAGCGCGTGATGGGCACGAGGTCGCCGTGGCGTGCAACTTCGGTTTGCAGGGTAACTCGACGGAGTGGAATGGAATCAAGCTCTACCCGACAGGCGTAACGCCATACTCGGACGATATTCTCCGCGCGCATTCGCAGCATTGGGAGTCGATGTCTAGTCTGCCTGGACTCGTGATGATCCTCTTTGATGTGTGGGCGTTGACGAATCCGAACATCGCGAAGATCCCGAAGATCGCTGCGTGGGCGCCGATCGATCACAAGCCATCGCCACCCGACGTGACTAAGTGGTTGGCGCGGCCGAACGTGATGCCGATTGCGATGAGTAAGTTCGGTGCGGACATGATGGAACTTGACGGCCTCGAGCATCTCTACGTTCCGCACGCTGTCGACAAAGTCTTCAAGCCTACGGAATCGTTTGCTGACGCGGCGGGTAAGCGGGTCCGTGGTCGCGACCTGATGGGTATCGATGATTCCGACGCGTTCGTCGTGATGATGAACTCGGCGAATAAGGGTAGGACGCCGCCGCGTAAGTGCTGGGGCGAGAATCTCCTAGCGTTCGGTGTCTTCGCTGCGGATCATCCCGACGCGATCTTGTATCTCCACACGGATCAGAGTGCTGGCCTCGGCGGTGTGGATCTTCTCCAACTGATTCGCGCGTGCGGTATCAAGCCCGAACAGATCCGCTTCGTCGATCAGTACCTCTACCGCATGAACCTCCCACAGCACGCCCTAGCGGCGCTCTACACGGACGCGGACGTTCTCCTAGCCACCAGTGCAGGCGAAGGCTTCGGCGTGCCTGTAATCGAAGCGCAGGCATGCGGAACGCCCGTCATCTGTTCCGACTGGACAGCACAAACAGAATTATGCGGAGATGGGTGGCTCGTCGACGGCCAACCGTTGTGGGACCCGAACCAGCATTCGTGGTTCTTCACGCCGAACGTGTCGCAGATCGTGTCAAGTCTGCGCGAAGCGTACGAGCGGAAGCGTGGCAAGAGTGAGAAGGCCATCAAGTTTGCTGCGGCTTACGATGCGGACGTCGTGTATGAGGAGCATTGGCGGCCGGCGATGGAACGTCTCGCGACGTGGCGCCCGTGAAGCCGACGGTAATCATTCCCGTCCTCGGCGCGCACGACCTGCTCGAGCGGTGTATCCGTAGCCTGGACGGTTACGCCAGCCGGATCATCATCATTGACAATGGTGACGCGCTCGACCGGGACGCCGTGACTGAGTGGATTAGTGGCGCGGATGTGTATGTATGGCGGATGCCGACGGCGCTCAGCGTCGCCGCGTCGTGGAACCTCGGCATCAAGGCGACACCATTCGAGGATGGTTGGCTCCTGCTGAACTCGGATGCGTGGTTCCCGGACGGGTTGTCTGCCGAGTATGCGGACTCGTTGTCGTTTGATCGGATCGTGCTGGCGGGGGCGCCGCCGTGGTGTTGCGCGTGGATCGGGTCCGAAGTGGTTCGCCGTGTCGGCCTGTTCTGTGAACGCTTCCACCCCGCCTACTTCGAGGATAACGATTATGAGCGGCGCGCTCATATCGTCGGCATGGAGATCCTGCATTCGGATGCGAATGTGATGCATGAGAACTCGTCGACGCTAGCTCGGAACCCGCACTACGCTACGCAGAACGCGAAGACGTTCGCCACCAATCAAGCGTTCTATGATTATCGGTGGGCGAACCTGAGCGCGGACGGCTTGCCACAGTCGCACGAGTGGAGCCTTACGACGCGCGTTCGGAATGCGTGGGAGATCATCGAATGATCCAGACGCTTCTGGTCGGGTACGGGTATTGGGGTCGCATCCTTGCCGAGAATCTGACGCAGCATCCGACGTTCTTCCTTGCCGGCGTGCAGGACGCGAATCAGAGTGTGATCCTCGACGCGCGCGCCAATAATCTGCACGCCTATTCGTCGCTCGAGGATGCGATGCAGGCGACGCATCCCCAGCTAGTCGTCATCGCCGCGCCGATTGGTTCGATGGAAGTGCCAGCGATGCGCGCCCTGCAAGGTTACGCGCACGTGATGATGGCGAAGCCTGGCGTCGATTCGCTTGCCGCGTTTGATCGCGTCCTCCGCGTCGCCGATTACGCGCAGCGCAGCGTCACCGTCGATTATACGATGCTGATGCACGCGACGTGGAATACGATCCTGCACGAGCAGCACCGCCTCGGAGGCGTCGAGAAGTTCCATAGCGTCCGCTCCGCGATTGGTAATCGGACGGGCGCACCAATCGTCCTCGACATGCTCGTCCATGACCTGTCTCTGCTAGTTAGTCTGAATCCGGATCGCGAGTGGCTTCTCGAGTATGCGCGCGTGGGTGAGACGGAAGTGGTTGCGCGGTTCGTGTCGGGCGAGTGTGAGGCGATCCTAGAGGCGAGCACGACGAGTACCGAGCAGGAACGCAGCGTATATCTTGCCGGCGCCGGGTTGCATCTGGTGTGGGATCAGCTCGCGGACGTTGTCGAATCGAACTCGGCCGAGATCATGCAGGCGTGGTATGACGATGAGAAGATTCCGTGCACGCCCGTGCAGCGAAGACTGAACAATATGGTCAATGTGGTCAATCATCGCGGCGACGATAATCGCGTCGTAGCGCGCGGCGTGCTCGTGATGGTTGAGCAAATCTTGGAGGCGCAGCGATGATTATTGACGAGACGGATGGTCCGGTACTGATTGGCGCTAATTGTGAGATCTTCGAGACGGCGATCCTGACCGGTCCCTTATCGATTGGTGATGACGTGTATATCGGGCCGTACGCTGTCGTGGGTGGGCCGGCGCAGCATCGCGGCTCGTACCCTTGCAGTCTTGACTCTCCCCGCCGAGCCGTCGGCGTATGTATCAAAAATCGTGCATGTGTACGAGAATTCGTGCAGATCCATCAGGGCCTGACGTGCGAAACAATGATCGGTGAGGATGTCCTGCTAATGGCGGGCGCGCATATCGCGCACGACTCGCATATCGGTGATGGTGCAACTCTAGGCAGTTTCTCTATTCTTGGAGGCTTCACGATCATCGATGATGCGGCGACGTTTGGGCAAGGCGTCGTCACGCACCCGTGGACGATCATTGGGGAGCGCGCGATGGTTGGCTTCAACTCGAGCGTCGTGAAGGATGTCATGCCGTTCGCGAAGGTTGCGGGCGCGCCGGCTCGTCTCCTCGGATCGAATCAGCATCGTGACGAGTCACTACCCGCCGGGTATGACGCGACGCTGCTAGGTGGCGACGTGTGGGAACGGTGGGGCGAATTATTGGAGAAGCGCGAGGAGATGCGGAAGCGTTGGAGTCTCGTTGCCTAAGCCGCTCCTGATAGTTATGAATCCTCGCCGCATCCCCGAATGCGTCGACGCTATCGCCGACCTCAGCATCGATAAGGTCTGGGCAAAGAATTATACGGAGCGCGAGCTAGTGGGCGTCATCGCGGGGATTATTGCCGAGTCTGATTATGATCCGATTGGGATCATCTCGGATGATGCGCGTCCCGACCAGGCCGCGCTCGATCTTGTCCTTGACGCTTACAAGCCGGGCGCTGTCTATACGGGTTACTGCAATCTGAGTGAGCAGGATTATCGGGTGAACCTCAGCACGCAGCCGCTAACGATCCAGTTCGAGGCGACGATGGATTGCTACACGTTCATCACGAAGGACGACCTCGAGGCGCAGCCCGAGGCGCTGATCCGTTCATGGTTCGCCGGCCACTGCTTCACGTTCATGAGTCGCGACTTGTGGGAAGCGTTCCCGTTCGGCATTGTGGATTCTGGCAATGGCAACCAGTCTGACTATCACTTGTGTTGCAGGTTGCAGGAGGCGGGCGTAGATATTTGGGCGGTGCGTGGCGCGTTCGTTGAGCATGTGAAGCGATACTCGAATACGGGTGATGATACGGCGGGTCGTGCCCTTCTCGTTGGCGTCGAGGCTGCGGAGGTCGTGTGGGACCTAATCCCCGAATCGTTGTCGTAACGCCTAGCCTGCCGGAGCGTGCGGACTTGCGAGCCGAGTGCGTGGCTAGTGTCGCGGCGCAGACGCTCAAACCCGTCGCGCATATCGTCATGGTTGATTATGAGCGGGCTGGTCCCGCAGCGATGCTGAATAGGATGCTGCCAGCGTGCATCGCTGCGGACGCCGAGTGGGTTGCCCAACTCGCCGACGATGACCTAGCCGATCCTAACCATCTCGAACTACTCGCAGCGCACTGCGCCGATGCGGACATCGTCTATTCGTGGTGTCGCGTTGAGGGCCGGTCGTTCAATCCGAACCGCGAGTTCGACGAGGTCGCGCTGCGCGCATCTAACTTCATTCCGGCGACGACGATGATTCGCACGAGCTTGTGTGAGGATCTCGGCTGGCGAATCGACTCCACGCACGGCTTCGAGGATTACGATTTTTGGCTTCGCGCGCTGGACGCTGGCGCTCGATTCGTGTGCGTTCCCGAGGTGTCGTGGACGTACCGCTTCCACGGTGCCAATCTATCTACCGGAGGCGGTAAGATCTAACTATGGCAATCGTCAACGGATACTGCACGCTCGCTCAGGTCAAGGCTGCGCTACGCATCACCGACACCACGGATGACGCGCTGATCGAGAACTCGGTCGAGGCTGCGTCCAGGCTGATCGATGGTCACGCCATGCGGAACTTTTATTCCGTCGGCACGGCGACGCGTCTCTTCGCCGCGACGGACTCTCTCTACGTTCAGATTGATGATCTCGCCGGCACGGCCGTGACGATCGAGACGAGCAGCCTTGCCGATGGCGTCTTTGATATCACGTTCGCCCCGACGGATTACCAGCTCGAGCCGTTGAATGGCACGCTGGACGGGATCGGCTGGGCGTTTGATCGTATCCGCGCCGTCGGTGATTACACTTTTCCGAATCTGACGCCGCTCCTAAACGATCAGCAGGCACTCGTCCGCGTCACTGGGGCGTGGGGTTGGCCCGCTGTGCCGAAGGCTATTGAGACGGCGACGATGATTCAGGCTTCGCGTATCTTCAAGCGATTCGACTCGCCGCTTGGCGTCGCCGGCTTCGGAGACTTCGGCGCCGTCCGCGTCTCACGCTTCCTAGACCCTGACGTTGAACAACTCGTGATGCCTTACAGGAAGATGCGGAACATTCGGTGAGTGCGACCGTTGGCGAGATCAAAACGCAGCTAGCCGTTCGTCTCGCGACGATCACGGGCCTTCGCGCGTATGATCGCCAGCCCGACAATCTCAACGCGCCGTTCGCGTTCCCATCGCTCGAGTCGATCGAGTATCACGGAGCGATGAGTAGTGGCCTCGTAACGCACACGTACCGCATTACCGTCATCGTTGGCAGGGCTGCGGAGCGTAGTGCTGAGGATCGCCTAGACACGTATTTGTCGTATGACGAGGGTGGTATTCGGTACGCGATCGAAGCGGACCCTAGCCTCGGCGGGTATGCGCGTACAAGTATCGTCGAGTCGGCGTCTAGCATTCAGACGATGGACGGCAATGACACGACGTACCTGATGGTCGAGTTCCGCGTAATCGTTTACGCCTAAAGGAGATTAGGATGGCTAAGAAGTATCGAGTGGCTGACGGATTCATCGTGTATGGCAAGGTTGGCGGCGAGATCGTTGACGCGGCGGAGGTTGGATCGCCGGCGGCGCTGGCGAGTCTCGTCGGGTCGGGTCGCCTCGTTCTCGCAGTAGTGCCCGAATCCTCCGCTAGAATGAAACAGGAACCAACTGACACCTCGAAGGGGGTCTAGATCACATGGCTAAGCTTGTGCTTACTAACTCGAACGTGACCCTCGGGGGCACGGACGTCAGCGCGTACGTCGCTTCCGTGACGCTCAGCATTTCGGTCAACGAGGTCGAGACGACTTCGTTCGGCACGGGTGCCGTCACTCGCGTCGGCGGGTTGCAGGACAACTCGGTTACGCTCGACATGCACCAGGACTACTCGGCCATTGAGGGCCTCGTGTATCCCCTGATCGGCTCGACGACTTCGCTCGTCATCAAGCCGAACGGTACCGCCGTCGGCACCGCTAACCCGTCCTACACGATGACTCCGCTCGTTACCGAGTGGACTCCCGTGAACGGCGCGGTCGGCGAGCTCGCTACCGCTTCCATCACGTGGCCGATCTCCGGCACCGTGACCAAGGCTGTCGCATAACTCATCGCACCCAGTAGGGTGCTAGTTGGAGGGAATGAGAGATGGAAGTCCAGTTCAAGATCAAGCCGAAGGGTGGCGTCGCCGAGACGGTTACGGCCGAACTCGTCGACGTCATCGCGTGGGAAGAGAAGTA